AAATAGCGCACCGTCAACAAAGATATATGCTGTAGTTACTATCACTGATATTGGTAGGCCACAGCAAGGGGATGTAGCATTTGCTATTAGTGCTACAAAATTTAAGGGTTACACTGGTTCTGCATGGGTAGATTTTCATTAGGTAGCTGGTATATTTGATATAAATAGGGTATAATATTACAATGTATGAGGGTCTTGCAAACATATTACAGTTAAAGGGAATGGGCATGACAGAAGATGCTGTTGGCTTTCAGCGTGCCTTTCGTCTTAAGGATATGATTCCTATCGTAGCTGCACAGGCTATGCCCAAGCAAGCAATGATGCGACCTGCTCCTATGCCGCCACAAATGTCTTCTCCTGTATATAGAGATGAGGGTGGCAAACTTGTTGACGGTGGCAAGGTAAATGGTGATGATTATGTTATTGATGCCTACACTGTAGCTGCACTTGGCAATGGGTCATCCGATGCAGGAGGTAAGCTTCTTGACCAGTCACTTCCACAAGTACAAAATACTGATGGCAGTAAGGCAGGGATGGTTCAGGAAGAGATTGGTGATGGTATGTCAGACAATGTGTCATATGAAGTGGCTAATGGCGGTGATATTACAGAGGCACGTATTAGTCAAGATGAATATATTGTAGATGAAAATCAAGTTAAAGAGCTTGGTGGTGGGGATGTAGATGAAGGAACCGCACGGCTTGACAAACTTAGAGAAGAAATAAGAAAACAAGCATATGGAACAAAAGAACAGCCCAATGAAATAAGTGCTGTAAAAACATTAGAAAAATTTATGAGGACATAATCATGGAACGCTTTGATGATTTAATGGGCATAACGCATGACACTGGTGATGCTTGGCTGGATAAAAAGCTAAATCAAAATATTGCTTATATTGGACCAATTGCTGCTCTTGCTGGTGGTGCGGCTCTTGGTCTATTAAGCAAACCTAAGTCTCCAAAGGTTGCAGGCGGCGGCATTGACCCATTCTTAAGGCCTTATCTAACACCAGGATTAGAAGCATTTCAGACTCAATATGAGGCAGGTCCAAGAGTATTTGAAGGAGAGCGTGTAGCTGGTTTTGACCCTGCACAATTAGCTGCTCAATCATCACTTATTGCATTGGCTACAGGTCAACCTGATTATTATGATACTGCCGCAAGAAGTATTGAAGAAGCTATTGCTTTATCAAGACAGGCAGCTAGACCTATTACAGCAGCAGAGATAGCTGCTCAACGTGAACTTCTTGAGCCTACGGCAGAAGCACAGCGTCTTGCACAAAAACAAGCATTTGAAGAAACAATTCGTGATATTGGTCTTGGTGCAGGTGGTGCAGGTGTTGGCGCACTTGAAGGCGCACGTGCAGATATTTTGCGTGGTGGTGCAGCAGGTGAGTTTGCTCGTAGTATGGCAGATATTGAAGGTAGATTACAAGAACGAGCAATATCCCAAACGGAGGCTGAACGAGAAAGGCAAGCACGGCTACCTAGTGCATTAGCGGCCCTTGCACAACAAGGACTTCAAGTTGGTCAAGAGGGTTTTGCTGAACAAATAGAGCGAACTGGTCTTCAAGCTGGTGTAGGTGCAGAAAGAAGAGGATTGGAACAGCAGCGTATTGCTGCAGAAATGGCTAAGTTTGCAGAGGCAGACCCATTTAAATATACGCAACAATACTTAGGAACAGTTTTTGGAACACCTACATTGCCGACTCAAATTTATCAGCCACAGTCTACTGCACAATCTATACTGGGTGGTCTAACTGCAGTATCTGGTTTTTTAAATAAAGGCGGTGGCATATCTTCTTTGGCTGAAGGTGGTAGTATTTTTAGTAAAGAAGAAGAAGACGAAATAAAAGATATAGAAGATTTTTCTGATGAAGAGTTTGGAACAGAGTATGGTAAAGAAAGAAGAGGGGCTGAAAGAAGAGAGAAGATAAAGAAGGGGCTACAGAGTTTGGCAAAGAATGCTGATGCACTAACTCCAAAAAGTCAAATGCTTGGACAACAGCAGGGTCGTTCTCAACAAGTTGCTTTACAACAGGCAGCAAGAGAAAGAATGATGCGTGGTCTAGGCACGTATAATGAGGGCGGCACGGTTAATAAAAAGGATGGTGGTATTCTTACAGACACTCTTAATAGAATAATAAAAGGTGTCCAGTCTGGTTATCAAGCTGTAAAAAATATTGAGTATGACCCAGAAACAGAATCACTGGGTAAGTATGACCCATTTGCAGGAATGGATAAAACAGAAAGACTTCGTATTGGTTTGGCAATGATGTCACAAATGCCAGCACTAGGACAAGGACCACTGCAGGCAGCAGCCGCAGGCGCAGGTCCAGTATTAGAGAAGATTCAGGCAGAAAAATTAACTGAAGCAGAAATGGCTAGAAAAAAAGAAGAAGCGGCTCTTGATAGATTGGCAACTCTAGAAGCAGCTAACATTAAAGCAAATGTTATTGACCCTAAAGTACCTTCTTCAGCTATATTGAATACAATGGTTTCAGATATTGTAGCGGGTAGTTTGGGGGCGGTTGTTACTCCTATTACAAACCCAGTAACAGGGGACGTAGAAAATATCATAACAATTGATGGAAAGGCAATATCTTCTGAACAAGAAAAACTTATTACTCAGAAGATTGCTGAAGGTAATAGGATTTATAGTAATGCTTATTCTAATTATTTAGAAGGAAGAACTAAAACAAGACCAGCTGAAGATAAAGAATATATGGCTTGGGTAGCAAAAACTTTAAAAGCTATTAATTAAACCATAGTTGGAGAATAAATGGCAACTCCAGTCCCATACACAGGAACATTTGCACAAGCTAGAGAAAATGAAGACCTTTTATTTAAAGAGGGTCTTACTAATAGCGCACGTGCAATATTAGAAATACCTGAAGACGAAGATTTTACTTTTGAAAATGCGGAACAAGCAGTTCAAGAGGGCCGCATTGATGCGTCTATTCTAGAAGAAACTAGAAAAGAAGCCAGAAAATTTATTGCTGACACTTATGAGTTTCCTTTAGATAAATATAAAGAAGCTATAGATGAAGTTGAAAAAGATAGGCAGGTTGTATTACCTGACGGAAAAACTTTAGCTGAGTTTAACGAAGAGAGGGCAGGGGTTGGCGCAGGAATTGCAGCCAGAGGTATTGAAATAATAAAAAATATTCCCACAGATATAGCAGAAATATCTGGCGATGTGGTAGATGATGCTATTAATGCAGCAAAGCTTGTTTATAATTTGCCTTTTGCTTTAGGTGGCAATGAAGAATCTAAACGTGTAGTGGGAGAGTATTTTATTAGAAATTTTGCTGAAATGAATGCTAAATCTCCAGAGGGATTAAATAAGGTTTTAAAAAAAGCGGGTGCATCTGAAAAAGATGTTGATGCAATACAAGAGTCTCTTGTAAAGTATCGAAAAGAAAATCCTACATTAGGTAAACAAATAACAGACCCTGTAAAAGAAACAGTAGGTAAAGCAGTAGAGGTTTTAGAAGAAAATGCTAGAAGCAGTGAGCTTGGTAATAAAATAGTTGATTCAATTTACAGAACAGCTGACCCTCAACTTACAATTACTGAAGATATTTTAGCTGACATATTTATGATTGGTGCTAATGTTAAAGCGTTAAGAAGCTGGACAACTGGTAATAAAAAATATGATTCGGTAGCTTTGCGAATGGCTGCTGCTTCTGCTACTGGACAGAAGAAAAGAAAAATACAACAAGAAATTGATAGACGCACAAAATTAAAGCCAGATGACCCTCAGTATATTGATAAAAAAGAATTGCCTGCTCGTGTAGGTAAAGAACCTATACTTAAACCAGATGCTTTAAAAATTAAAAGTGTACCACGGACTTATGCAGAAACAACTGCTGCATATATGGCAATTGATTCTGGTGAAGAATCACTAATGCCTATGCTTTTATTAGATGATGAAGAAATTAGAATTAGAGAATCAGATACACCTGTTTTTAGAGAAATTTTAGCTGGCATTAATGCTTTAGATAACCACACTAATGGCGCAGTATCTGAAACTCTTAACAAGCTTACTGTAAATCCTGATGATAGTGCAGCAACTAGAAGATTAAAACAATTGGTTGACATTGGTTTAGCTGATGGTATCTTGGTTGGAACATTAGGATTAGCTGGCAGGGGAGCTAAAGCAACTATTTCAGCACCTAAAAATGCTCTTAGAATTGCAGCAGATATGAAAGATGCTGGAACTAGAACATTAAATTTATCTAAGAAAGTAAAAGAAGGAATTAGAAAACCACCCGAAACTTCAGAAGGTTCTATTGTTAGTGGCAGAACAGAAGTTATTGAGGACGCACCTGGAGAGTTTAAACAGCAGGGTGTTATTAGAAGATATGTTGGTAAATGGAATACTAAGGCAGGAAGATTGTTTAGGTCTGATGCAGGTCTGCCAGAAGAAATGCACGGAGAGTTTTTAAAATCAAAGCGTTGGTTGGCGGCAACAGAAAAAAGAACAAAACGTTTAGGCAATGAAGTTGAAAGTGTAATTAGAGATTTTAATTTAGATAGAACTGTTGTTAATGAAGCATTGCATGGCAATCAAAAAGCTATTAGAACTCTTGCTCCAAAAGCTGCAGAGCGTCTTGCAAAAGTTGCTAGAGAGTTTTCTAAAAATGAATCATTAATTAAAAAGGCTTTACGCATTCCACAAAATCAAAAACTATCAGCAGCCGTTGGACCTGATGGTGTTTACATGACACGCTCATTTAGATTTACTCAAGACCCTCAGTGGTCTAAACGTATTAGAAATTATGTTGAAACTGGTAATGTTCAAAATCCTTTGGGAAGAACTTGGTCACGTTTGTCTACAGATTTAGGTACAGCAAACAAAGCTTATAATGATAAGATTATTGAGGTTGTTGAAAACGGAAAAGAATATCTTAGAAAAACTATGGGCATTACTGATGAAGCTGAACTAAATGCAATTATTAAAAGCATAGTTGATGGAGATAATGGTAAAGTTTACACTGGTTTTTTAGATTTGCTAGAAGGTAAAGTTCCTCAAGGAGTAGCGAAAGGTTTACGTAAAAGAAAAGAATTAGATAAACCAATCCTAGAACTCTTAGGAGAAATTAAAGACCCTGTTTTAAATACCTTGCAAACATTAAGAACACAAAATAATATTATTGCAAGAGTAAGGTATATGGATAAGCTTGCTAAATATGCCTCTGAAAATGTAGGCAAAGAAATTAAAGTGTCTGGTCTTTTGCCAATTGGCAGGCAGACAACTACGTTTACAAAAACTGCCTCTAAGAAAGGTAAGATTAGTAAAGACGTTGGAGATTTAACAGGCACGTTTGATGATTATATAGATGAACAGTTGGGTTCATTGGGTGCAAATACCACTCTTCGTAAATTAACGCCTCAAGATGCACAGCGACTCGCAGAAATAAATAATAAAAGAAAACAAAATCCTGCATCTTTAACACCAGATGAAAAGAAATTTTTAAATGAGGTTAGCGGAGAAAGAAAACTAGAACTTGGTAGATATGCAACCAGTCCTTTATTTCAAGATATTCTTACTCGTGGTATAGATGCGTTTAATGCTGATAGATTTTATAAAGCTTTACCCTTTGGTTCTTTTGTTAGAAATGCTGTAGGTTATGGTCAGAATGTCCAAACTATCCTTGACCATACTGCTTATATGTTACAAGTAAGTGGTGCAGCGTTTATGTTAGCTGCTAATGGACATTTATTTAACCCTGCTAGAACAGCAAAAAACTTAATGGTAACAGTAAAAAAATATTCTGACCGTTTAGTTGGCGACCCGACTAAAGAAGACTTAGAGTTATTTGAGTTTCTAATTGGTGAGGGTGGTGTGCTGGATACAAACCTTGTAACTGGTACGTTGCAAGATAATGTTAAAACATTGGACGATGTGCTTGCAGAAATGTCTGCTGACCAATTTGATAAAGGTTTTTATAATAGGCTAATTAAAACTCCTTTTAGAAAACTAGGTGATGTTTATGGTGCAACAGATAATGCAGCAAAGTTAACAGCATTCTTTGGTGAATTTGATGACCTTGCTAAAATTTATCCAGACGCAGACCAAAAACAATTATGGCGTTTGGCGGCAGACAGAGTTAAAAACACTGCACCTAACTATGGCACAGCCGCACCTATTGCACGGTTTATAGGTCGTACTCCTGTTGTTGGTACGTATGTATTATTTCCAGCAGAAGTTTTACGTACTAGTTACAATATAATTAAATATGGCATACATGATTTTTCAAAAGGTGTTTATACTGGTAACAAGGCTTTGGCAATGCACGGCATGAAAAGATTAGCTGGACTTGCCGCAGTAACTGCAGGAATGAATGAGCTTATAAAAGATAACAATATTAAAAATGGTTGGACAGAAAACAATACAAGACTAATTAAATCTATTGACCCTGACTATGCTTATAGTTCTAGAAAGCTTGCAATAACTCCTTTATATTATGACGATGAAGGTAATATTGTTACACGATATGGAGAGTATTCTATGATAGATGCCTATTCATATTTATTTGACCCTGTAAATGAAATGGTTGCTCGTGCTATGTCTACATCTCCCGTAGACCCTGAAACAGGTGAATATAGGGAACCGTTTACTGAAACAGAACAAAATGAATTTTTTAATAAGGTCGCAAGAAATGTACTTTCACCATACTATAGTGGTAAATCTATGGCAACGGCTGGATTATCTTTATTAGCAAATGTGGATGAGCGTGGTAATCCTATTATACAACCGCTTACACAAGAAGCGTTTAGAGAAAATCCATTTGCTACAGATACACTACGTAGAATAGGTGAGGATGTATTTCCAGTATTAGAAAGGACATTAAAACCTGGTGGGCTTACTAACTATAATAAAGAAGTAGATGCTGTGTTATCTGAGACATTTAGAAATGACGAAAATCTTACAGACAATCCTGACAGTGTGTTTAGCAAAAGACCGCCAGAGGGATATAAGATTGGCTTGACTCGTGCAGGATATCCAAACCGTGCTGTAGATGCTAAAGTATTTAATAGAACAGGATTTAAAATAGTTACAAATAATGTGTCACGTGGTGTAGGCAGAGAGTTATATGATGGTATGCGACTTATATCATCTAATAGAAAAGCTCCTGTAAATGCTATTCGTGAAATTGAAAATAAAGATATTGCTAAATTTAAAGAAAGTTATAATCAATATATTTCAGACGGTTTAGATTCAAAACAAGCTGTAGCTTTTGCAGCACAAGATGCTTTCTCAGGATTTTATTCTGCTGTAGATAGAAAAGCAAAAGATAATTTGGAGGGATATGTTAAAGTACGTGACAGGGCAGCTAGATTTTTTGGAGCATCTGTTCTTAATAAAGATGGCGACTTTGTACAACCGACACCAGAAGATTTATATAGAGCAATGTCATCTTTTAATGAAGTTCTTGGTCCTAAATATAGGGTTAACGAGAACGCCCTAACAACAATTATTTCTGGTGAAGTTTTGCCTTTCTATGGTACACAAGACATAGAAGATGTTGTAAAGGCAACTCGTGAAAAATTATATAATAGCGGTTTTGATATGGGTGGTTCTGTTGCAGCAAACCTTATTGAAAATTTTACTAAATATATAGCAGCTAGACAAACTCCTAGTAAAGATTTAATAAATAAGTTAGTTGAAGATAGAGTTACATACTTACAATTTAGGGGAGAGACACCAGAGGATGCTCTTAAAATTGCCACAGAAGAAATACAACATTTGGATTTACCAGAACTACAAGGATTAACTGATGTTATTATAGGAACAGAAGATGACCCGCTTTTGGGTCTTAAAGAGCCAATTGAAGTTCCATTATCTGATTTAAGGAATATACAATAATGCAAATAACAGCAAACTTTTCACTAGATGAAATGACTAAAAGTCAGACCGCATTACGCAAGGGTATTAAAAATATTCCTGACCCAATACACTTGCATAACCTACATGGTCTGTGTCATAATATACTACAGCCAGTGCGTGAGCATTTTGGAAGACCTGTAACTGTTAGCAGTGGCTTTCGCTCAGTTGAGTTGTGTCTTGCTATAGGCAGTAGCTCTGTAAGTCAACACGCCACTGGGCAGGCTGCAGACTTTGAGGTAATTGGGATAGATAACAAAGAGGTCGCAGAATGGATTAGAGATAATTTAGACTTTGACCAGCTAATACTAGAGTTTTACAATGAGGGAGAGCCGCAATCTGGCTGGATTCATTGTAGTTATGCAGGCACAGATGAGTTTGGAATAGAACACAATAGAAAAGCTGTGCTAAGATATGATGGTAAAAAATATATGAACGGATTTTAACATGATGCAATTTTTAACACCTATAGCCAGCCTTGCAGGTAAATGGATGGAAGGCAGGCAACGCAAAACAGAACTCAAGAGTAAGCTTGAGGAGGCTAAACTACAGGGGCAGATTAAACATGCAGCTAATGATTCGGCATGGGAAGCTAAAGCTATGGATGCTTCAGCAGACTCGTGGAAAGACGAGTTGTGGACAATTTTTTTCGTTGGCTTGCTGTGTGCCTGCTTCTATCCCCCAGCGCAACCATACATTGCAGACGGATTTAGATTCCTGAGAGAAGACTGCCCTGAGTGGTTATCTTGGGGTATTTTAGTATCAATCGGTGCAAGCTTTGGTGTTAAATCTATTGGTGCATTACGTAAGTAAATGATAAAAAATGAGAGAGAGAAATGGAGCCTATATCAACTACGCTGGCAGGAATCGCCCTAGTCCAGAAATCTGTGGAGTTTATCAAGTCTAATATTAACACGGCTAATGATATCAAAGATATTATAGGTGCTGTTGATAGTATGTTTGCTGGTGAGCAACAGATACAGCAAAAAAGATTTGGTAGCAAATCCATTATAGGACAAACAAAAGATGTTGCGTCTTCTGTTATTGATGCTAAACTAGCTCAAGAACAAATGTACGAAATGAAAAAACTAATTAACTATAGGTTTGGGCATGGTACATGGGAGCAGATAGTAGCAGAAAGAGCAAGACGCATACGAGAAGAGAAAGAAGCCATAGCTGAACAGAAGCGCATAGCAAGAAGAAAACAAAAAGAGTTTGAAGAGATGTTGTTTGTAGGCGGCTCTATTCTTGTTGGTGTAGTTATTTTCTTTGGTGTAGCCTTTGGAATATTTACTTTAGCTTAAGGCAGCTTCCATCATTTCATCAATCATAGATTCAAAGGTGTACTTAGGTTTCCAGCCTAGTACATCTTTTGCTTTTTGTGGATTGCCCAGCAGTAAATCTACTTCGGCAGGACGATAGAACTTTGGATTAATTTTAACAACTGTATTGTTGTGTTCATCCATACCAACCTCACTTAAGCCTGCCTCGCCTTCCCATTTTATTTTCATGTCTACTGCATCGAAACACCTTTCCACAAGCTCACGCACAGAGTGTAGCTCACCTGTAGCCAGCACATAGTCGTCACCTTCTTCCTGTTGCATCATAAGATACATACCTTCTACATAGTCTTTGGCATGCCCCCAGTCTCGTTTAGCATCTAGGTTTCCTAGTTCAATGTGAGGCTGCTTTCCCTTTGCAATATTGGCTACGCCCTGCACAATCTTCTGTGTAACAAACTCAGCACCCCGCCACGGTGATTCGTGATTGAATAGAATGCCATTGGAAGCGTGCATATTGTATGCTTCACGGTAATTTTTTACAGTCCAGAAGGCAAACTGTTTAGCTACCCCATATGGACTGCGTGGATAGAAGGGTGTAGTCTCTGATTGAGGTGTTTCTAAAACCTTTCCATATAGCTCTGAGGTGGACGCTTGATAGAATTTGGTATGGTTGGATAGGCCAAGTGTACGAATGCACTCTAGGAGCTTTAAAACCCCTATAGCGTCCACATTAGCGGTGTATTCTGGTACATCGAAAGACACACGCACGTGAGACTGTGCCGCAAGGTTGTAAACTTCGTTAAATAGATTGGTATCAAACAGGTGCATTAGGCTACCCGTATCGGTCAAGTCACCATAGTGTAGCTTAAAGTTAGGATTATCTATCAAGTGTGCAATACGTCTGGATGGCTCTGAGGACACACGACGTTGTAGGCCATGTACAATATAACCCTTGTCAAGGAGTAGTTCTGCTAGATATCCACCATCCTGTCCTGTGACACCAGTAACAAGTGCTGTTTTATTTTTATCGTCCATAGTAAAGTGACCTAGTATTTTTATTAATTACTTTTGGACATCTATCATCGTAATAAATCTGATGTGTTTTCTTTGTCTTTTTGTAATCATTACACTGATATGTACACCTGCGTACTAATGTTGCAGGTTTACCGTGCATATATGCCATTGTTGTACCTTGCATGTAAAGGTAACAAAGCGCACTAGCTGCCGTCATCATCATCTGATATATTCTCCTCTTCTTCAAAATCTTCAGGCCAGGTAGACATGAATAGTTGATACATTTTTTCTTTGCCTATAATTTTCATGGCGGCGCATATTTTTCCCTCAAGACCTGCTACGTCCTGTGGTCCATCGTCCTCTGCGTTGTTGCCACGCACACGAGACAGTAGCTCAAGAGCTTTGAGTGCAGTTTGACCATTGCCATTTGCTTTGGCTTGCTCATACTGCTTTTCAAGTTCTGAGACAACATCTACATCTGTGCTGTATTCGTCTTCAAGTTCTTCAAGTCTGCGCTGTATAGCAGGCTCTTGTAGCAATCTGTATCCCTGATTATGTGCAGACTTCTCACTATAGCCAGCAGAGATGGCAGACTGAGTAGCATTCTTATTGATAAGATATGCTTGACAGAATTTTTCTTGACGTTCTTTAAGCTGCCCTGTCATTCATAAATTCCTCAAAAGTTTGGAACTCTTGATTGTAGTACGACTGCTCAAAGACTTGATGGGCAAGGGTGTTCTCGCCGTAGAAATTTATGTTTAGTGCTAGGTCTTTTCGTTCAAGCATCTTCTCAAGGTCTTGGGCAAGGGCAAGCAACTCACCTGTTGTCCAGAACTTAAAACCACCAGTCTCTACATGCAGATATTTTGGATTGTCCATTTCGTCTTTTGCTTCTTTATCTACAGCATCTTCTGGTACGCTGCAATCAAATCCAAATAGGTGTAGATTACGATAGCCTAGTGTTTCAAGTAGGCCAATGGTTCGTGTAGCAGAGGCAGTACCACCAGAGATAAATACTGTGCCTGGAGGAATGGGAAGCTTGGGATTAATTACAAACTTATCTTCTCTATCTATGTCACGAACAGCGTCTGTAAAAGCGTGAAAACCTTTTACATTGTCTGTCTTGGACATAATATAGTCCACTGCAGATATGTCTGTCATGCTGGCAATTACAAATAGTGTGCTTGGGTCAACCTCTTTGAACAGGTCTTTGCGTTTGATGCCATGTGTGCTTACACCGTCTACGGGACGTGGGTCAAGAATAACACATGCTGTAGGCTTGATACCTGCCTCAAGAAGGCGAGGATACGAATGTTTAACGCACCACACTTCGGCATTGTATTTCTTTTGAACTCTTTTAATTTCCTTCATGTCAAGCTGACCACCTGATGCAATGATGGCGTGCTTGTTATTTGTTTTGTATTGCTTGACCCAATCAAAGTCGTCAATCTTTTCTACATTGTAGATAATGTTATTGTGGATGTTGTCCTGTGGCATTGAGTCTTTTGGTTTTACAATAATAGGAACACGCATGAACTTTTGTGGTAAATCTTTTTCTTTAGGAGAAATAACCACACCAAGATGAACCTTACCACCAAAAGCAGTTGGGTCATCTGATGGAAGAACATATTTATTAGTATCCTTAATTTCTTCAAAGGTTCTTATGATTCCGTTATAGTCAGGATTATCTAAAAACTCTTTATCTTCGTGTGAGTAATAGTCATCGAACACAACAACAGGCACATCCTTTAAGAAAGTGTAATCGCTTTTAACTGTATCATATGAATGACCACCATCAATGTAGGCAAGGTCTACGTCATCAAATCTTTTAGACTTCATAGTAACTTTAGTGTCACCACAGTTTAGATTGTACGTAAACTTCTTGTTGTTTTCTGCCATTTTAACAGCAAACTCTGCAAGTCGGCGGGACACTGCTTCGGTAGGATTGTGCGCCTTGATGTTTAGTTCTATCTTATCTGTTTCTTCTGTAGCTTCTTCAAATAAATCAAACCCACGATAGTGTACTTCATCTACGTTTTCAAATGCAGCAAGTGCCATCTCAATGGCTCGACCACCATTCCATGTACCTGTCTCTACGATGGTAAAGGTGTTACGGTCTTCAGAATAGAAGCGAACTATATCTGCAAGTTGTTTGTAACGCTTTGGACCAGTAACATCAGGAGATACTTCTTGTTTCTTTTGCCACTTACGATTACCTTTGTTATGAGTGAAGTGTTCGTTTAACATGCAGTTCTCAAATACCTCTAGGCCACGTACACCCTCTGATAGATTGCGTACTTTTGAACCATGTGCTTCATATATTTTAAGCAGTCGAGTATACACAAATGAATCAGTCCATTCACGATAGCTGAATACTTCGTTGGTGTCATATGCGCCACGAATGTCTACAATGTGAGAGCAGGCATTGTGATATGCCATGTTCCATGCAGTGAAGCCTGTTTCGCTGTAGTCAATATCAATGCGACCAAGGTGAACCATGTCTACCTCGTCAAGCATAATCTTAGCTGCGTCTTCTGCAGTAAATCTTTTCTTTGTAATGGTGTCAGCATCCAACCATGCCAGCCAACCCTTGTACTCTTCTTCAATCAACTCAAAGGCAAGGTCAGAGTAGGCGTATACTTTATTACAGAAGCGCACCGCATCTAGCCTGTAATTATATGGTGCTTCTGCAAAGCGTCCGTTCTTGTCTGCATTACGTTTAATAAAATCATTGCGTGCCTCTACGTCTTCTATGTGACGATAGTTAATAAAGCTTGCCTGCGGCAGTCCGTCTGTTTCTCCTTTATAACCTTCAAGGTATACGTGTAGTTTGAAATCGGTTGGTTTCCACTTGTTTATAACAGACTCCAGCATAGGCAGTCCATATTCTTTTTCATGTTTTTTAGGAAAGCTTGTTACAAAAGTATACATAATTATTCCTCTGAGTATAGGTTATTAAATATTTGATTAGTATCAAGAGTATAATCTAGGTCGCTCTTGCTGTAATGTATTTGTGCTGATGGCTTGAAATCTGGCGCACCTTCACCTGTAACAAACCAGGCTGGGTGTGTGACTCTAACTCTGTTATTAGGTAGAGCGACAATGTTTCCTGTCCACTCACCTGCGTCCAGCAGGCAAAGCACGTGGCTCTGTTTGTGTTGTGCAGGGTCGTCAGCTATCTCACTATCTGTGTAGTCTACAGTAAATAGATACTTGGCTGGATACATCTCTCCATCAATCTTTACAAGCCAAGGACAGGGGGTTGCTCTGTCGATTGTATACACGGAGTGTGTGCGTGATGCACAATCCCACGGCTGTGCTTGGTGTGTTGCCATTTGTTGAGGCCACTCCTCTACAGGGATGTCACCCATCAAGCCTGTGATAGGCATCCTTGCCCACATTGCACCACCATGTACCGTATCTTCTTCTTCGCCTTCGGCAGATATGCCTGTAAATATAATCTGAAAACTAAGACATCTGTTAGGCATTGTCGTAACACCAACAGCCATGCCATGTAGAAACTCTCCGTGGTATGCTTCGTGATTGTGCGTGAAGTCACGCCGCACCCAACATTTAAAGTGGGGTATGTTGCTATGTAAAAATGCCATTACATATTCTCCAGTATAAGTTGGGTGGTTATTTCTTTTTCGGCGGCGAGCCACTCTTCTGCATACGCCTCGTCAATAGACCGCTTTGGTTTCCAGTTTTTAAACCACGGACCACCTGTCGTAAAGTGAGCATTCTTCGCCTCAACATATTCGCTTGAGTGTCCGTCAAGCCAGTTCCATTCTTCATGTATGTCTCCAATTTCGTCATCGTCAAGCCACCCAAAAGAGTGCAGCCAAGAACCTGTTTGCAGGTTGACCGCATCAACTGTTAGCTTTTTGTTGCTTGGATGGGAGCAGTTGAACAGCATAAAGCTAGACCAGTTTTTTCTACGATAGCGGGTTTGTGCAACCCCGTCCATCTTTGCTCCTTCGGGTGGCTCATACTTATGCTTGACACATTGAACAGCAAAGTCTGTTCGCTTTCCATAAACACCAAAGATACCTTCGATGTCACCACGTACAAGCATATCGGCATCCATAAACAATGCCAGACCCTGATACTGATTCAATGCAGGAACCAAAAAACGGGTGAATGTAAAGTCTGTACTAAATGGTTTATTATCGAAGACATCATATCGTTGTTTTGGGTCGTGTTCAAACACACGTGAAGCCCTGCGATACAAACCAATGCGGCGAAGCTCTGGCTCAAGCAGGGGGATGATGTCATATTTTGTATTGTATTTTCGGATTGAGTGTTCCAGAACTTCGTAAGCTCTTTTGTCACGGTCATCATATCCAATATAAATAACTGGTCTTCTTTTCATAACTGCTCCAATATAAGGTGCGGTGGACATGAGAGAGAGAAAGGACTGAAGAACTCTGCCCACCGCTTATCTTATATTATATGAAAATTATGCAGCTAAGTCAAGAACTTTTTTATAGTCTTGTAATTCTGTTTGCTGCAGATACCAACAAGCTCTTTTAAACTTTCCGTTATTGTCACCGAAGTTTATATCTTTATATAATGTATCTGCTTGTATTGCACCACGGCATTCATAATCGCCATTTTTGCCTACCATTAACATGAACACATCTATGTTTTTGTTTTTAGAGTTTGACAATAGACAGCCTGTTTGCCACGGCGTAGTCTTTACATCAATGCGAAGACCGTTGTATTCTACATCTCCCATTTCTAAGCCAGAGTCAACACCTTTTGTGCCAAGAGTAAACAAGTCTGTGGGATACACATTAAGAAGTTTACATGCCGCAAGCTCTGATTCTGCACCCATGATGTCAGGCTCTATCTCAGGCAGGTTTTCAGCCACAAGTTTTTGCTTTATGTTTTTGCCTCTGTTTCCATAGTATCTGCTTTTTGCTATAAGAAGAGCAATCTTTTTTTCTAGTTCATTTAAAATAACCTTTGTCATAATTAATTTTTAAAAATACTCCTCTATAATTTGGATTTTTTCGTGCGCTGCGGCAATCTTTTCTATCTGACTTTCGATAGCCTCTGCAATATCTGGATGCTCTCCTATACCTGCAGGGTTATTCATGTAGACATCTATGTTTGCCTTTGCCATAGCGATTTCACCTTCTAGTTTCTTAATGATTGCTTCTAACATTTTAATCTCCTGTAAGTGTTAGCTCTGCGTTTAGTTCTGCAAACCCACCAAGGTACGAACCATTAATCATAATCTGTGGTACTG